GTTTCCCAGTCACGATCCAAGGGGGGGCAACCCACAAAGCCTAGAAGACTAAAGTCTTCTCCTGTGGCAACGGCAGTAACTAAACCAGCCCGTTGGCCATCAGCTTCAAATAAGTTGTAACTTATTAAGTGGTTCTCCTGATCACCACTGAAACTACCGTGTAAATGTGTGAAACGGGTAGTTTCTTGATATGGAACTTCATAGAGCAAGTTGCCTTGCTGATTTATGTTAGACATATGAGTCCCTGCTGCAGCATTTGCAGCTCCAATAGTAGTAACTAATCGCTGAGCATTAATAGATTTTTGATTAGGATTAGCGTTGAAAAGTGTAGTTAATACACTTTCAACACTTGATTTATTACTAAATCTAGAAGCGTAGCACATAGCACTATGATTGGGAGTTTTGATATGAGGAACAACCTTATATCTCATAGAACCGCGTCTGCCAATATAACCTTGAGCGAAATAACGTGGGTACGTCAATACACACAAGTTATAATTGACAGAAGTGGTGATTTGTGTTAATTCAGACGCAAGACTTGTTCCATAAGTTGGTCCCGGACCATTTGGAAAAGTTCTCAAAATCCATGTAACACTAACCATGTCATCATCACCAGTACCTGCTTCAGGAATAGATAGGTATCTGTGGATGGTGTATCTCTTCATCAAAGCACGAATAGATACAGGACGTTCACCAAAATAAACGAGGTCTGTATCTGGGTCATGCATTTTGTAATCACCATTCAAAATGTACTCAGTAGACTGAGCTGGCATGTTTTCTTGAGAAGTAGAATCGCTCATAGACCCAGAACTCTGGGTGGATGGAATTGGTCCAAGACTCAGAGATGAAGGTCCAGTAACATCGTTACGTCTAAAAGCGTAAGCTCCAATCTGAGTAGGAGCTCTAAGTTCGTAGGAATCACCAGCACTTAGAAACACGTTGACTTCAATACCAGCATCATCTGGGGTAGTCAATTGATTCATAACAGAAACGATTAAAACACCATTACCATTAGTAATATCTTGTACTAAGCCAGAAACACCTCCTATTCTAAATGGAATCTTATTGGCAGTTGTTTCAGTTTTCCTAAACTTAGTTGGTTGTGTCCAATTGACTTCGAAAGTAGTATCTCTAACTTCCTCTAAATCAATAACATGGGTATAACGAGTATTGATAGCTTCATCAATATTAGAGTAGCCAGGTGCAGGTTCATACTGTACTTTGATTCTACCTCGCGCCATTTGAGAGGCAACGATTTGTAGGCGAAACCTAAGTGCACCAGTCCAATACTCATAAGGTAAGGTAGCAAAGTACAATGGTGTAGGACAGAAGGCTTGATTAGGTCCTTCAGAATAACGAGGCATAAAATTAGGAGATACGCTCATGGTAGCTAGTATGCCGGTAGAATTATCACCTGAAGCATTCCAAGGAAATTTAGCTACAAAAGCCTCTCTCCTTGTGATATAAGCAATAGACATTTCATCTGAACCATCAAAACCACAAACACGTGGATCAACAGTCAATTCATTCTTAGGATCTAGAGTTAATCTAACCACAGGATCGTTACCTGTAGTATTAACTGTATTCCCCAAAGGTTTATTAACAACTAATTCTGGTTTATCCAGAATAGCGGGATTAGAAAACCCAAAAAGAGATGCTACTCCCCAAACTCCATTGGCTACTATAGAAGTTGCTTTGGCGAATTTAGCAATCATAGGATAACCTTCCATTGCTTCGACAACAGCATTAGAAGCTTTAGTCACTGCTGAAGCTACCAGAGATACAGGTCCTGGTGTATCATACTCATCTTGTGAGCTGTCGTTACCAAGTGTAACTTGTTTAGTTGGAGCTTTAACTTTCGGTTTAGAAGTATTTTTCCTAGTGGGTTCCTTATCCTTACCAGAACTCTTACTAGTTTTAATACCAGATTGAACGTGGGGTAAATCAGAAAAAGCACCAGAAGATTGAACAGCAGCTGTGATACCATTAAGTTCAACATCTTCCATCCACGCTAATATCTTAATAGTTACAGTGGAATCACCAGCTGAATTACATTTAAGTTGATTTAATTGAGATATTTCCAGTGCGCCCATAAGACGACCAGCAAAACTACTAGTAATATCAAGAGAGTCATTGTCATGGATAAAAGGCCATGTAATACAATTGCTCTGATTAGTACCAGGGTCAATAAAAACTCCTTGTCGTGAAGTATACATAGTCAATAATGGATTACCAGTGTAGTCACCAGCATTCAAACCATCGAAGTAATTATCTATGGTAGCTGAGTAATCAGAAGATCTTACTGTCGTATTATTGTCAAATATAGATGGTCTAACTCCAGCATAAAATCTACCATAATGGAATTTGGTACCATTAACGAGAATTTTAAGCTTGAGAGTACCATTAAACAAGTAATAATTACTAAGTTTCTTGATAACAGAAGGATCGTTAAGATATCTGTCCCAAGGGAAAATCTGAAAAGCGGGAAAATCTACGTTGACTGCTAACTCAGTAGAATAAATTTCAATAGGTCGTGACATAAATTCACTTATATCAGAATTGTTAGTAGTACTAACAAGGATAGTTCCAGGATTGTCAGACACTTCCAAACCCACAGTTTCTTGGGCGTTAGAAAATTGAACGTTCTCCGCCGATTCCGCAGATACGGATTCATCAACCCGTATGACGGGATCAGATTGGGTAGTAGGTAAAATATTATTATACAGTAAAAGATTATTAACTGCACAATTATGTGTACCAATACACACACAATGAGCTCCAATGTTATTGACAAGCTCAGTGAATGAGTAAACATCAGATGGTACATCAAATAGTTCAAAACTATCAGATTTGTTATTAAGATCGGTATATAGATCTTGAGTTTGATTTTCATAAGTATTCATAATAAAGTATTATTTCGGGCATTACCCGTTAATATGACAAGTTTATAGACTTTTTAGGTCTTAGAATGCTATTTTGATACTGTGAATGGCATTAAGATTCATCAGGAAGTAAATTTTTAAAGAAATTGCCTTCAACAATTATCTCACCGTCATCTGGGACGGGTATTCTATCACCACGAGGGTTAAGAACGAGTAGCTGTTCATCGAAAGATAATAGTCTACTATTAGGAAGATATGGCCACAAAACATATTTAATTAAAAGTCTTTCAAAAAACTTCATATGGTATGTATAGACACTTCTCCCATATTGTGTTAATTCTCTAGAAGCAGAGTACAAAATTTCAGCACACTGTTGCTCAAAGAATATCGTACGCGAAGCTGTGCAAATACACAACATTTTGAGTATGGACTCATGTTCGAGAGGAGCGGCATGTTTCCCAATAAATAACCTATCTTTAACAAAAACACGTTTAAGGAAACTGACTTCACTTATATTTATAAAAGGAACAGATTCGCTAGACTTGTCAGCCATAGTATACTCTATACCCCTTTTTGCTAAAGCTGAGGATATAGAAGTATGGTTAAAATAGTCATACTTAGAGGACATAGCATTATCATCACCATAAGTAACAATAGCTATATGATTTGGGAAATCCATAACATTGTAATTTAATATATTAATTTCTTGTGCTATGTCACAACAAGCCATCATTATATATATTATATTACACATACCATTAATGGGAGTGGTCAAGGAATGACCAGAAGGATTAGTACCAAAAAATTGAACCACAGAACCAAATATATTGGTTTTAGGATAACAAATATCAGTAGCTAAACCTTTCATGATTGTTAAATCTGTTTTAGACCAACCATGCGCAGTAGCTATACGTATTAATACATTGAAGGCAGAACACATAACTTCAGGTGGCATTACTTTGTCGTAAGAACCATAATCACCAGCTATGAGTCTGTCTTTACCATGCGTAATTAAATGATTGTAAATTTCATCCCAATCATCACTAGCACAATTAGTGCCAATAGCCATCCCAAATTTAGTTCGCAATCTGCCAGACATTAATGGTATTATCCATAAATAATATTGTCTTACCATAATAGTGAAATGTAATGGACCACTCGAAAACAATCGACACTTATTTCTAGCAACTTTGCTATCAGAAAGAGGTTCGTCTTTATAATTGTAGTCGAAAATTACATTACCTGTAGAACCTAGCAAATAGTCTTCACGTAATTTGTTATATTCTAATTGAATTTGAGGAGTTAGTCCATACTCAACTTGATTGTTTGTGCCATTGGGTAACAAATTAAGGTATTTGTCTTTCCTTCCTTTGTGGGCAAAACCACCAGAAGTGTTGATAGGTAATCTATCAACATAAGATACACCATCTATACCATTTATGCCGACAGCAATACTGTAAGGTTTGCTTGGCAAAACAACTTTGTTATCAATTAATATCTTAGAATACCACGCAAACAAGGAATCTTCACAAGTATATATAGTTTTTGTATCAACTATAGCTTTGTTCAAACATTTATCAACATTTTGTTTAACAGCTAGAGAAGCTTTAACTTCCATAGGTGATTGATAACCACAATCATTAATATTATAAAACTTTAAAACATCATCATGCATGAGTGTAGGTTTCACATGCGTCTTAGGTTTAGATACATGAATATTTAAAGTACCATAAATCTGGGCAGATCCGGCTGTTTGAATCACCGGACTTTTGGGATGAATATTACTACTTAACGTCAAATCTTGCTCAGTAGTGTAATGATTATTTAAATCTAGACCATTACAAGAATGAGGTACAAATCGATTATCATCAAATTCAAAAACGTCAATAGGTGTGGCATATCCAAAAGGTTGTTCGTTAGCAGAATGACCTGCTACATGTATACCAGCTATAAAATGTCCATTCATACTGGAGACTATGTATGGAGATCCACAATCTCCAACTTTAGTATGATATTCTAGACAGCCTTTATACCCTGTAATAGAGTAAATTTTACCGTACCCAGTATATTTGACTGGATATGATGTGAAAGCATCAACTGATCTATCGGTAGTAACACCAAATAAATCTCGAGTCACAAGACAACCTTTATAATTTCCAGGCAGGTTGTCATTCTTAAAAAACTTACGAATGTCTTTAAAAGTACCAAAACCACTATGCCTGATTAAAGCATAATCGAGAGTTGGATGCCTCCAAATATCATCCTTATTAAGAATGAGATTATATCTCGAAGGGCCTATCTTTTGTTTCAAGTTGTGGCGAATTAATGAAATATGAGTGTGGTCATTACCATCATCTAGAGTATGTGCCGCTATCGCAATAATATTGCCATATAGACCTAGGGCTGTAGTAGTGATATATTCATGTTTAGAAAAATATAATTTAACTCTACATGTATTATTAGTAACAACCTTCTTGAGCTGATCAAGAGTAACTGTACTGTAAGGAGCAGACAATCTTTCAAGAGGCACAGTGTTAGTAACCCAATAATTATCATCAGAAGATAAAGACTCAAGATGTACGTTGGTATTACCTTGAGATTGACCAACATTATCATCAAAAGTGACTTTCTTTTTATTTTTATGTTGGATAGTAGGCGTAACAATAGACCTACTAATAAAATTCAAGGCTTTATAAGCCAATAAAAGTTTTAGTAAGGTAGCTACACCTTTCTTAACAAATATTTCATTTCTCTTCATATTGTAATAAGAAAATATTTGACCTTTGACAATATTATCGCCTTTACTAAAAACATTAGCATAGAGGATCTCACGATCTACAAAATTAGTAAACTTGTAAGGTAAATATTCGTAAGCAATAGTAGGTAAACGCCTCGGAGTTATATAGCTTATTAAATTACTAACTACACCTGTTACCTTAACATTCTTCCTGATTACAAAGTAAGCAAAGAAGTATTGAGAGTAACACAAGGCCATAGCCAAAAATACAGTTGGTACAAACCAATCATAAATATTAATAAATTTACGTTTATAATCGCTCATAGTATGAGAACTCTGGGTGACAGAATGTTCACATAAAGCTGAAGAACATTTGCAAACAGTACAATAAGGAGCAGTTATGAATTGACTAACAGAATTTTTAGCCATAGTATTTTGAGCGTAATGAGGTTTCTGAATATGTTCATATAAAAATTGTCCTAATTCACGTAAATTAAGACCATCTCCAGGTGCATCAACCCAAGATAAATTTTCTTTATCCCAGAATTTCTCATTAGATTTAGTACCCACACTTTCATATCTCCTTGGATGGAAAACATGAAGTTCATGATTATATGGGTTATCTACATCACCAAGTAATTGGGTTTGACCAGATTTTCTATATTGATCTTTGACTTTTATGTCCAGAAATAAGAAACGTCTACGTGCACCGCCGTGAGCTTGGAAAACCTTAGATATTCCGGCATCATGTGTGTTAGTAGTCATCATAACATAATCGCACAAAAAAGGAATCATACCTTTATTTGCTAATTCAGCTTGATTAGTTACGTAAGGTACAGGGTTTATGAAGGATATAGAGTGACGTAAAGCACCACCTCCATCCTGCTCTGTAATAGTAGCTTGAAATTGATCAACATCATCGATAACACAGACTGTATGTGAAGAACGGAATTCTGACATATATTGATCGTCGTGGTTGTATACATATTTCATTTTAGGATCGTATAATAAAGAAGTGTAATTAAGTTCTTTAGCATTTTGATAAGACATAGTAAGTATTTTGTCTATAAGAGCACTCTTACCTATACCAGGAGGTCCACATAGAACCATAGCTATAGGTGTATCACGCTCAGACGAAACTTTCATCTTATCACCACACCTAAGTTTACACTTAGCGAGTAAATTCTGGTGTGATTTAATAAGTGGTAAACCTTTTTTATCTTCAACATAATATTCCTTAATTCTGTTACCTTTTTGTATGAGTTCATCACAACGTGTAAAATAATCAGAAAGTGAAATGTTATTGTTTGCTAAAAGTTCCAAGCGATCGTAATAATAAGTTAGAAAAGTAAACTCTTCATCATAATCGAGTATTTCTTTATCATCAATGTATAGACAAGAAGAATTACCAGTATCAACCATAATGGTGAGTTTCTCTATTAAAAAGAGAGCACTATCAACTACATCATAAACTATGGTAGCAGAATTAGTTTGCTTATATTTCTTTTCACACAATCGTTGGTGTAAGGGTCCAAAACCAAACCAACTAGTAGTAATACCAAAGCTTTTACAAATGGGAGTACAAACTATAAGAGTTAGAAACTGAACCAATTTAGTAGCAAATTTACTAGAACTGATTTTATCAAAATCGTCTAGGCTGGATCGTAATTGTTGAATAAAATCCGCTGTCTTAGAATTACTTTGAATATGAGCACCACTAATACTAGTGATGTCATCAAACAAATTAGTAATAGTACCAAAGCATATACGTGAAAAGCACAAAAAGTAATCAGAAAAATCTTTGTATATATCAGTGAAACTTTTATTAGTAATATTTCTAACAAAAGTTACTATACCAAAGAAAAAATCGTTAATACTTTTAGATAATCGCAAG